TTTTAGCCATGGCAATCGGTCAGAACATCTATTACATGAAGATATAATAGTAGAATCTATTGGTATCTATGGTCAAAATTTCTATTATATACCTAGAGAACTTGTAGCAAAAGACGAGATACTAGGAGAAGATAGACTATCGGAATTTAAAAAAGCATTTAGTATTGAAATGTACCTAGAAAATGCAGATGGTTTTGAAGGCCAAGGTGCATTTATACAACGATTCGGCGGAATGATGATGGAACAAAGTGCAACACTTACAGTTGCACGAAGAAGGTGGGAACAACTTGTTGGTCGTTTTGGTGCAACAACAATACCATCAAGACCAAATGAAGGTGACTTATTATATTTTCCATTGACTGATGGTTTGTTTGAAATTAAATTTGTACAGCACCAGGATCCATTTTACCAAATTGGTAAACTTTTTGTGTATAAATTGGAAGTTGAATTATTCCAATATGCATCTGAAAGAATTAGCACAGATGTAAAACAAATTGATGATTTCCAATCACTTAAATCTTTTGATACAAATGTTATAGAAAATGGTATTGTAAATTCAATTAAGGTTATTAATAGAGGCGATGATTATAATGTTGCTCCTATTATAAAAATTGGACCAGATTGGACATCTAACACTAGTGTATCCGCAAAACAAGAATTATGTTATGATAATAGAAGATATATTGTAACAAAAGCTGGTACAACAAGCGGTGATGCTCCAGTACATACATCAGGGTTTATGCCTAATGGAACTGCTCAATTACAATATGTTGGTGTTAGGGCAACGGCAACTGGTGTAATTGGTGCAAATCAATCATACAGACAACTTGTGAATATTACAATAACAAATTCTGGGTCTGGTTATACATCGATTCCTACTGTTAATATTATTTCTCAGGATAATGGTTTTGGTGCATCAGCAGTTGCAACAATTCAAAATTTAGATAATCAAGATTCATTTGGTGATAATAATAAATTTAAAGAAGAGGCAGCAGGTATATTAAACTTTGATGAGGATAATCCATTTGGAGAAATTGCATCATATACTCCACCAAAAACATATGACAGTGCTGATTCAACAACACTGTCAGCAGATTCACTATCAATTACAGCGGATATAGAATAAAATGGCTAAACAAACAATTAATATCGGAACAGCAGCAAATGATGGTACTGGTGATCCATTAAGATCAGCATTTACCAAAGTTAATTCAAATTTTACTGAGTTGTATGAACATGATGCCAATAATGTATTACCTGGACAAACTGGTAATAGTGGCAAGTATCTTACAACTGATGGCACATCAACTAGTTGGGCTACGCTCGCAGTACCAAATCTTTCAGCACTTAATCAAAGTATAATACCTGATCAAGATGTACAATATGATTTAGGCAGTCCAACAAATAAATTTAGAGATTTATATCTAAGTGGTAATACTATTACACTTGGTACTCAAACTCTTTCAAGTACTTCATCTGGAGTTTCCTTAAGTGGTGATATTGAATATACAAATATAGTTAGAATACCAACCGGGATTACTAACTTTATTACAGGAGAAACTATCCCACTTAATCAATCATATAATGTTTCTGCTTCACTCCCAGATGGGAGCGGACCAATTGGGCCATTTTTAGGTAATTCATATGCATCCATTGTATATGCTTTTCCAATGCCAGCAACTCCTGCAACATTTACATTTACTTATGACAATAATAGATATTTGGAAACTATTACCATGACTTCTGCTGGGGGAAATATTGGTGGGATTGATGATTTTGAGGTAATATGGAACCCTGATCCAATATTACCAGTAACCCCTATATTAAATGTTAGTGAATGGTCAAATGTTGCCGGCCCAGCTGGACAAAGCCAAGAAATTTGGAATTCTGATGGAAAAACCTTATATTTTAACTTTAATAATGATGGTGTTTTAGAAACTGTTACAGGTAGTGGGTGGACTGGAGCAGATGTTGTCCCAGGATACTGGTGGGGTAGATTTGCTGCACTGCGACTACCAAACGGTAATATTGTTGATTATGTTATCATTCAAGAAGATTGTTTTGGTTTTCTATGGTTAAATGTAACCTATAATGACACTACAGAAACAATAAAACCTTTTAATGCTAGTACTACTTTACAATTGGTTCCAGTTCCAAAATCCAGTATAGGAAAAGCAGAAGATAAATTTGGTATGTATGCAATGGATACTAGTTATTTTTATACATGTATTAAAGATCATGACCCAAATAATATAAGTGAAAATATTTGGAAAAGAAGCCCTTGGTCAGGAGATACCTGGTAGTGCTTAACGGTAATACATCATATCACGGAGCATTAAGAAAAGTTGTTGTTGCCTTTGGTCGATTATTTTCTGATATTCGTATTCAAAGACAAGACAATACAGGTGCTGTAGCACAGACATTACAGATACCATTGGCATATGCTCCAAAAGAAAAATGGTTGGTTCGTATTGATAGTGACCCATCATTAAACAATTATACATATGTTTCATTACCTAGAATGTCATTTGAAATACTAGGTTATGCATATGACCCTACTCGTAAAACAAACAAAATGAATAAAATTGTTTGTAAGACAGGAGTCACAGCACAAAATCCTAATATGAAGTCTGTATTTAGTCCTGCTCCATATAATTTGGATATTCAATTATACATTATTACCAAAACACAAGAAGATGCTATGCAAATTCTTGAACAAATTTTACCAACATTTACACCAGAATATACTCTTTCAGTAAATGCACTACCAGATATGGAAATTGTTCAAGACATTCCTGTCATATTAAATAGTGTAACAGTGAATGATGAATATGATGGCGATTTCCAAACAAGAAGATTTGTAACACATACATTATCATTTACATTAAAAACAAATATCTATGGTTATGTATCTCAAGGAGGTGTGATTAAATCTGCGTCTGCAAATGTAAGTCAACCAGGTGAGAAATATACTGCAACTGCAAGTACACCAGATGATCCAATTACAGAAAATTGGGAATCACAATTTTAATTTATGGCTCAAACATATCTTGGTAATTCAAATTTAAAGGCGGCCGGAGTCACTGTAAATTTTACAGAAGAACAGATAGTAGAACTTAGAAAATGTAGAAAAGATCCTATCTATTTTATTGAAAATTACTGTAAAATTATTACACTTGACAATGGTTTACAACCATTTAAATTATATGATTGCCAAAGAAACAAAGTGAAGGTTATACATGAAAATCGTAAAGTCATTCTTATGGAAGGTCGGCAACAAGGTAAAACTACCACAAGTGCTGCGTACATTTTATGGTACACTCTATTTCAAGATTCGAAAACGGTCGCCATATTGGCAAACAAAGCAACCGCCGCGAGGGAAGTACTTAACAGATATCAATTAATGTATGAAAATTTACCTTTATGGTTACAACAAGGAGTTGTAACCTGGAATAAAGGTGATATTGCCTTGGAAAATAACGCAGTTGTATTTACAGCAGCAACAAGTGCATCTGGTATTCGTGGTAAATCTGTTAACTTACTATATGTAGATGAAACAGCAATTATACCTAATAACGTAGCAGAAGAATTTTTTACATCGGTATATCCAACAATTTCTGCTGGTACTACATCTAAAATATTGTTATCATCAACCCCATTAGGATATAATCACTTCTGGCGTTTTTGGAATGATGCACAGGAAGGCAATAACGATTTTGTCCCATTATTTATACCCTATACTGAGATACCAGGTAGAGATGAAAAATGGGCAGAAGAACAAAAAAGACAACTTGGTGAACTTAAATTTAATCAAGAAGTACTGTGTACCTTTTTAGGTTCAAGTTCAACTCTTATTCGTGCTGATGTTATAGCCAAGTTGAAACCTAAGAATAATAAATATACTAAAGATGGTCTTGACGTTTATAATAAACCAGAAAAAGATCATAGTTATGTAATTATTGCTGATACCGCAAAAGGAGTAGGTGGTGATTACTCTGCATTTAGTATAATAGATATTACGCAAGTACCATATATACAAGTAGCAAAATATAGAGACAATAAGATAAGCCCTTTATTGTATCCAAACATAATACATAAAATGGCAAAAGAATATAATGATGCATATGTATTGATTGAAACCAATTCTAGTGAACAGGTTCCAACGATATTATACAGTGAATTAGAATATGAAAATTTACTTTTTGTGAATATGAGTTCATCTGGTCAGGTTGTTTCCGGTGGTTTTGGTGGGGGACAAACAAGATTAGGTGTACAAACTGACAAAAAAGTAAAAAGAATAGGTTGTACCAATTTTAAGTCAATGGTAGAAGAGAATAAGTTACTTATTCAAGACATTGATACCATTGCTGAATTATCAACTTTCATTGAAAGAAGAGGTTCTTATTCTGCGGATGAAGGTTATCATGATGATCTTGTTATGACTTTGGTATTATTTAGTTGGTTAACTTCCAACCCATACTTTAAAGATTTAAATGATGTTAATTTGAGAGAGGAAATGTATAAATCTCATATAAAAAATATTGAGGAAGAATTAACACCATTTGGTTATATAGATGATGGAAGAGATGATCCAAATGAACAAGTGTTGGTGAATTTTTAAAAATTAGAAACATATAAATATACTGTATAAGAGGTGACTCTCAGTACATTATTCATAAATTAAGGAGAAACAAAAAATGGCGTTTCAATTATCTCCAGGAGTACGCGTAACAGAACAAGATTTGACGCTTCTTGTTCCTGCAGTATCAACATCTGCGGGTGCATTTGCTGGTGCATTTAAATGGGGACCTGTTGAAGATCCAGTCACTATTACATCCGAAAATGTATTAGTAGAAAGATTTGGATTACCAACAGATTCAAATGCACAATCATTCTTTACTGCGGCAAATTTCCTATCATATACAAACAATTTATTGGTTGTTCGTGCAGATACAGCAGGTCATTTAAATGCTGTAGCTGATACAACAGGTACCATTTCATCAATTGCAATTGATAATCCAGGCTCAGGCTATACTGGTGATATTACCGTAACAATTGCTGCACCTGATGTTCCTGGCGGTGTTCAGGCAACAGCAACTGCATCATCAAGTGATGGTGATGTTGTTGATAGTATTGTAATTACAAATGGTGGTACAGGTTATACTACAACTAATCCAACTGTAACTATTACAGGTGCAGGTTCAAGTGCAACTGCCACAGCAACAATTACAACCGGTGGTATTAAAATTAAAAACTTTGATCAATACCAAAATAATTATTTAAATGGTGCTGGTGTTGTTGGCGAATGGGCTGCAAAATATCCAGGTGCATTAGGTAACTCAATTAAAGTGTCTATGGTTGATTCACAAACATATACAGGTTGGGATTACGAAGATGAATTTGATGGTGCTCCAGGTACATCAACATATTCTACATCAGTAGGTGGTACTAATGATGAATTACATATCATTCTTATTGATGAAGATGGTTTATGGACCGGCACAAAAGGTTCTATCCTAGAAAAATTTGCATTTGTATCTAAGGCAAATGATGCTAAGAAACCAGATGGCACAAATAATTACTATAAACAAGTAATTAATTCTAATTCAAGATATGTCTACTGGATGGATCACACAACAGATCTAGCTACAACCTCAGGTGGTACTGGTACTGGTGTTGATTGGGGTCAAACTGCAGCTAATAATGATTTTAAAGATCTTTCAGTTGTGGTTAATAATTCATTAAGTGGTGGTGCTGATGATTTATCACCTTCTGATGGTGAACTTTCAACAGCATATGCTATCTTTGCTAATGACGAATTATATGACATTTCATTAATTCCATTAGGTAAAGCATCAACAACCGTTGCAACTTTTGTAATTAATAATGTTGCAGAAGTTAGAAAAGATTGTGTTGTATTTGTATCACCACAAAATGTATCAACAGGTGATGTTATTGTTGGTAGTGGTTCTACTCCAGTATCACAAATTATAGCTTATAGAGATGTATTACCTTCAACTTCATATGCTGTGCTTGATTCTGGTTACAAATACCAATATGACCGTTATAATGATACATATAGATATGTTCCATTAAATGGTGATGTTGCTGGCTTATGTGCTAGAACAGATTATACAAATGATGCATGGTGGTCACCAGGTGGCTTAAACCGTGGTCAAGTTAAAAATGTGGTTAAACTTGCTGTTAACCCAGGTAAAACTGAACGTGATAACCTTTATAAAAAAGGTGTTAACCCAGTTGTTACATTCCCTGGTGAAGGCACTGTATTGTTTGGTGACAAAACATTGTTAGCAAAACCAAGTGCTTTTGACAGAATTAATGTAAGAAGGTTATTCATTGTGCTTGAAAAAGCAATTGCTACAGCAGCAAAATATCAATTATTTGAATTTAACGATACATTTACCCGTGCTCAGTTTAAGAATTTAGTTGAACCATTCTTAAGAGATGTACAAGGTAGAAGAGGTATTGTTGATTATCGCGTTAAGTGTGATGATTCTAACAATACAGGTGAAGTTATTGATCGTAATGAATTTGTTGCTGATATCTTCATTAAACCAAATCGTTCAATCAATTTCATCAGTCTTAACTTTGTGGCAGCACGAAGCTCTGTAAGTTTTGAAGAAATTGGTGCATAAGATTATAAATAATATAAGGTTAACAAAGGAAAAGCAAAATGGCAAATATTAGCGATTTTAAAGCACAAATGATTGGTGGCGGTGCCCGCCCTAATCAGTTCCGTGTGGATTTGACTTTCCCAAACTTTGTTACCGCCGGTACGTTAGTTGGTATCAATGCACAATTTATGTGTAAAGCTGCTCAACTACCACAATCTACTGTAGATAATACTCAGGTATTCTACAGAGGCCGTCAGGTTAACTTTGCTGGTGAAAGAACATTTGCTCCATGGACCGTGACAGTCTATAATGATACAACATTCACTGTAAGAAATGCACTTGAACGTTGGTCAGATGGTGTCATGAACCATAGTCAAACAAATGGTAGAACAAATCCAGGTGACTATCAAGTAGATCTACTTGTAACACAACTTGATAGAAACGGAGCTTCAATTAAACAATATACATTTAGAGATGCATACCCAACAGTAATTTCACCAATTCAGTTGGATTATGATGCAAATAATGTAATTGAAACATTTGAGGTTGAATGGACATACAACTA